TTACTATTGCTCAAAACACAGATATTGGTCAAGCGACTTCTGGCATCGTTGGTGCTTTAGAGGGATTCACCATCGTGGAAGATTCTAATGTAACTGCTGGTACTACTGTTTGTTTCGGTATGAACGCACTTGGTAAGGCTGTTGCTTCTGCTCCAGCATTACGTGTTGTTGAGGGTTCTGATAATCTTGGTCGTACTGTTAATGTTGGTTGGTATGGCGTGATGAAATATGGCGTTATCGATCAGAACGCACTTCGCGTACTAACTGGAGTTTAATGTGAGTAAAGCAGTAAGTAAAAAAGCAGATGCTAAAAAGACTTCTGCTAAACTTAAATTAAAAGCAATTGCTGACGGTTCACACGGCATTGATGGTGGTATCTATACTTATAAAAAGGGTGATACTGTTACTTTATCTAAAAAAGCACATTACGACTCTATGAAAGAGTTGGCGTGTTTTAACGAGGTATAACCAATGGCGTGGGTGCTTAAAAATGCGGACATTATTGCGGCACTACCAATATTAGCTGATTACTATGAAAAGGCTGATGGTGGCTCAACTACAACTTTAACTTGTGAGCGATTAACTTCGCTTGATGATGCTGAGTTGATTGGTGCTACTATTGGCTTTGTCAATGGTGATAATGCTGGTACTGATGCTGTGATTACTTCATATACATCAAGCTCAACAGCCACACTCGGCTTTGCGACTCTATCCAATGCGGTAGATAGCTCAACTGGATTTGGCATTGTGTTGATTGATTATCAAACTTACATTGATCGTGCTTATGACATCATCGCTAATGAGATGCGTAATCGTGGCTTAGACGTTACATTATTTATAACAACTGCTCAAGTGAAAGAACTTCATTTGACTAAGTGTTTAGAATTGATTTGTATGGCTAAACGACAAGACGCTGATTCAGATGATATTTATCACGAATCTTATTTAGTCTTTAAGGAAAATTACGAAAGTGAATTGACCACTATAAAGGCTGACTATGATACTGATGAAGATGGCACTATTGACGAGAGTGAAGAAAAGCAATCTAACCAAGTGGTATTGATGAAATGATTAGTCTGTTAAAAGGCAGGGGCTTTAAATTTACAACAAAAGAAACGCTTAACAATCGTGAGTTCAGAGAGGGTTCTAAAACATTTACTAAAAATGAAGATGAATCCCCTTTCGACAAACGTGCTTATGATTTGACTGAGGAGTTTGAGTTATTCTTAGACACCAAACATTACCGACTATCTTTAATGGAATCAATATTTGAAGATACAAGGGGTGAAACAGTCGATGATTTAACTATTGAAGTTGATAGACAAGAGCGTGGATATTTGATTACATTTACAACCATTAAAACAGGAGTTAAATAATGGCAACGATTAAAGGATATAACGGTTCTTTACGTGATAGTTCGGGTAACTTAATTGGTGAATTAACCAGTTTTACCTTATCAATCACTCAGAACTCAGAGCAACACAACTCATTCAATGATGAGTGGATTGATACAACAGCAACAACCAAATCTTGGTCAGTTGATGGTTCTGGAATGTACGACCCAGATGACACGTATCAAAACGCTTTAGTTGATGAAGTGATTAGTGGTGATTCTACTTACTCTATTGAAGTTAGAGCAGAGGGTAACACAACTGGCGATGAGAACTTTAGTGGCTCAATCACACTTGGTGAGGTATCAATTGATGCTTCATCTGAGGGTGTAATTGGCTTTAGTTTCTCTGGTCAAGGCTCAGGCGCACTAACCAAAGGCACAGTAGCATAATGGCATTTAAAGCGATTGATAGAAACGACACAAAGGAATTTGTATCGTCAGAAGATCCAGCAATTGATATTGCTAATTCGGATATTGAAGCATACAAGGAATCACACGACATAAAACATTTAAGTTTTAAAGATGGTGAATCCCCAACAGTATTTCACATGGGTACTATTACCTTTATGAAATTTGCTGAGATTAAGGATAAGCACATATCATTTGATTTGGGTAGTGATGGTCAAGAGATTAACACCAATTTATTTGGTTTAACTGCTGATTCATTACGTCATTCGCTTAAAAAGGCTGATAACTTACCTTTCCCAATTAAGATTGAGAGAGGTAGGCTTTCAGACACCACTATGGACAAACTGGCACGATTAGGTATTGTTGAAGAATTAGGGAACATAGCTCTTAACCTTAACGGGTTTGGAGATGATGACGAAAAAAAGTAATAGGGGCAATCATACAAGGTGAATTGAAGTATGATTGTAGCAACTGCTCAAATCACGATAAAGAAGTTCGTGGTTGTAGCCTTAATGCTTCAACAATAGTTATGGCACACGGTATTAAGGGACACGCTTCACGCTGTCCAGTAATAGATGCTCAAGAGGTTGGCGATTATTTCAGGATATTTAAATACTGGAAAGCTGGTCAATATCCAAATACTGGGACTTGGGCAGAACAGCCAAATAAACTGGTTCTGATGATGGAGTGTATAGATGACCAAACAGCAAATGGAAATACTGATTAGTGTTAGGGATAAAGCCTCTAAAGCAATCAGAAAAGTAAGTACCAAATTAAAGAAACTAGGCAGAACAGCTAAAAAGGTTGGCTCTGGCATGGGTAAGGCATTTAAAGGTCTTATAGGCACGTTATTTAACCTTAAAACGTCAGTTATCGCACTTGCTGGTGCTGCTGGATTGGGTGCTTTAGCAAAAGGCATCATTTCAACTGGTATTGAGTTTGAGAATTATAGAGCAACTCTTAAAGTTGTTTTAGGCTCACAAGAAAAAGCTAATAAATCATTTGCTTGGTTACAAGACTTTGCTAAAAAGACACCATTCTCAATTAATACACTATCAGAATCATTTGTTAAGTTAGCTGCTTACGGTATTGATGGTACTAAATCAATGCAATCATTAGGTGATGCTGCTGCTGCTATGGGTAAAGACATATTAATGGCTGTTGAGGCTATGGCTGATGCTCAAACTGGTGAATTTGAACGATTGAAAGAGTTTGGTATCAAAGCAATTCAAATTACTAAGGCTAATGCTACTCGTATGGGTGCTAGTCTTATGGACGTTGGCAAGACTGCTTTAGCGTTTACCGATAAGATGGGCAAAGAAGCCTTTAAGATTATTGATCGTAACAACCGTAAACAAGTAACCAGCACTATTCAAGCCATTTGGAATGAAAAGTACAAGGGTGCTATGGAAGAACGATCTAAGACCCTTAGTGGACTGATGAATAACTTGGGTGATGTTTTGACTCAATTTAATGATAGAGTTGCTAAAAAGGTAATGCCACTAATGAAAACACGTTTAAAACAGTTTAGTGAAACTATAAAGAAGTATTTTACTAATGCTGGTGGCGCTGGTGATGGCTGGGAAAAGATGTTAGCCATCAACATTAATAGAGGTACTGAATACCTTACTGGATTTACAGCACAATTAGTAAATGAAGCCTATGAACAAGGCGAAGCATTTAAAAAAATGAAAGATGATTCTGCTGAATGGCAAGAAACGGGAGCAGACCATGCTAAATTCTTGATTGATGAATATAAGTCAATGAAGAAATGGCTAACTGATAATGGCTCTAGTATGTGGGACGGCATTAAACAAGGTGCTAACAGTATGCTGACTATTATTAAAGCTCTGGCTTGGTCAATAAATAAAGTTATTAGTGGTTTTAAAACGCTTAATAAGTTTGGTTATGATATTGGTAAAAGCATTGGTAATACTGAGCAAAATATTAAAGACCCAGCACAAACAAGGCGTGGTGAAACTCCAGCTTCAGCACTACCATCAAACGTAACTAATATTTACACACAGAACTCCAGACACGGTGTTGATAATGCTTTAAATAGCAGAGGCGATATGTCATTACAAGTTGGTCGTTCTACATTAGGATTAGCACAATGAGATTTGATTACCCAACAGTAGGTAGTGCTACTACATCATTAGCATTTACAAATAACCCAGAATCACCCTATGAAAGAGCCGTAATTAAGCATAATTCAAGCGTTCAGATGGAAGATGGTTCAATGTATGTATATTCAAGAAGTGTTACTAATTACCGTTATTCTATAAGCGTAGTTTTAACCTCTGAAGTTGAGCGTGATGCCTTAGAATCGTTTTATGATTCAACGGTTAATGGTGCTGAAAAGACTTTTGAATATACAGACCCATACGGTGATGTTTATACTGTAAGATTTGATGAAAATATGCGTATTAGCGAGATTTACAAAGACCGCTTATATCGTGCTACTTTCACTTTATTACAGACAGCATAATGAGAACATTTAGTGCAGGGTTTCAATCTAAGTTAGATTCAACAACATTCACACCAGTTGTATTTGTTGATTATGAACTAAAAGAATATGTTTCAGGAAGCGAACCAGATACTGGAACTTCAGTAACAACGCTTTATAGATGGTCTGAGCGTGAGATAACATACGACAGCAATACTTATGATGGCACATTAATAGCATCAACACCATTAACTCAAACGCTTGATGATTCAAAACAAGTATTTGGTGAAATGTCACTCCAAGTTGCTAACAATATTGAGCAATTAGTATCTGTTATCCAAGCTGGAATGAAGTGTACGGTTTATCTTGGCTTTGAAGATTCAATTGGCTCAGGTGCGGTTACTGATGCTGAAGAAATGTTTATTGGTACGGTTGAGGGTGCGATTGAATATACTGAGGATTCGGTATCGTTTAATTTACAAGATATAGCATACAGCTATGATAGACAAATACCAAACCTTGTAACTGATTCTAATTATCCAGCAGCTGGACGTGAAGATGTTGGGATGCCTTTACCGATTATTAATGGTAGGGTTAAAGACCACGTTTGTCGTTCTGTTACTGGACATTTCACTACATTCTTGGCACGTGATATATCGCCAACATATTCTTATAATCCGATAGTTTCTCAAGGCGAATTAAAGGGTTTATTTAACCAAACCTCAGACCAGCTATTATCTTCAACTGCTGGTGGTAATTGGTTCGCTTATGAGTATGATACTACAATAGGACTTAATGCCACTTGTGAAACTGCTGGAACTGGATTAGTAGTAACGCCAGTTTTAAACAGTGCTATTGATAGAGTATTTAGAACTAATACTTTAACTTGGGACTTAGGCTTCAAGCCTCTACATTATCAAGAGATTATCGTGGGTGTTTCTTCTTGGACTGCTGGTTACTTTAAAGTTGATGGTAGCTTTGTCAATCATGACAACCCAACAGATGCGTTTGGTTATACTGATTTTGAGGGTTCAAAGGTTAGCTATGCTTTAGAGGATAACTATTACCAAACATTTACTTTAAAGACTAATGACGCACCAGTTCATTCTTTAGATATTATTGTATCGCCAGACTTTGATGGAACGGTTGAATTGTATAGAGTATCTGAATGGAATCAAGACTCTACTGAGGACTTTATTTATGTAGCAGATGATATATCCCATTGGTATCGTGGAAACGTCACCACAAACCAAACTACCAACGCCACAGAGGTAGATTTACCGATAGTGTTAGAGCATACAGTTAATGATGATGATGAAACGTATTTTGCTGGAACACCTAGAGGATCAAGGATTAAGGCTTCATTTAATGTTAAAAGCATTGAACACGTCACCTCTGGAAATTCAGTTGTAGTAAACATTCTTAGTGGCTCTGGCACAGTAATTCACGGTTCTAATACTGTAACTGGCACGAGTGGCTTTACAACTGGTATGACGGTTGGTGATTACATTGCCTTAGATAGTGGCAAGATGGCTGACATTGATAATCCGCCAACAATGGGTAGTGATGAAGGTGGTATTGGTACTATTACAGATGCAGAAATAACAAACTCATTAGCTAAGATTACAGATATTACTGGTGATGTTATTACCGTTGATGCTACTTTGCTTGATGATTACCCATTAATAGCAGAAAATACTTATATGGTGGATTTTGCCTTCTCAATGGGCGTTTCTACAATAACTTCAGCGTTTGATGATTTTGGTATGCTTGGTTATTCTGCTGGTATGACAATTCAAGTGGCTGATACAGACGACAATGATGGCATATATACAATCACTAATGTTTCTGGTGGTGTTATTACCGTTAGTGAGGTGCTTACGACTGAATCAGTTCCAGCATCATTAACTGGCTATTCAGGACTAACCAGTCTTGTTAATGTGGCAACTTATACCGTAGCAACTTATCCGCTTAACCTTTGGAAGCTACAATTAACCACACCAATACTTCATGCTTTTGATGTGAGTGACATTGTTAAACTAGAGAATGATGCTGATGAGGTGTTTGTTATTGCTGATCACGCAGTTGAAAGGATTAGTAATGTTAAGATTAATGGCGTTC